CATCGAGGTCGACCAGCTCCGCAGCATGATGACCCGCGAGACGTGGATGGTCGGTCAGGAGGCGGTCGACAACGGCTTCGCCAACACCCTGCTCGACGACGCGGGCCCGTCTGCTGCCCTGAGCGCAGACAAGAAGGTGCTCCTCGTAGCCGGTATCAGGCACGACGTCAGCAACTTCAGACACATCCCCGGGGCGATCCCGGTCAACAACAGCATCCACGCCGCTGCTGCGGCTGGAAATAAGCCGGAGACCCCGGCCATCAAAAACGAAGGAGGAAACAAACCCATGACCCTCGAAGAAATGAGAGCGCAGTACCCCGACCTCGTGGCTCAGATCGAGCAGCAGGCCGCGGCAACTGCAAGAACGGAGGCAATCACGCAGGAGCGCGAGCGCCTTCAGGCCATCGAGAGCATCGAGGCCAGCGTGGGCGACGCGCAGCTCATCCATGACGCCAAGTATGGCGAAAACCCCTGCACCGCTGAGCAGCTCGCTTTTCAGGCTATGAAAAAGCAGGCGGCTCTCGGGATCAAGCACCTGAAGGACAGCGCGGCCGACAATGCCGACTCTGGCGCCGGCGACGTCGGTGCTGCTCCTAACGGCGGCGAGGAAGGCAGCGAGACCGACGACAAGGCCAAGGTGGACGCCATCGTCGGCATCTACAATTCCACCAAGACCAGCAAGGGAGGTAAAAACTAATGAGCAAGAGACTCGACGAGAACATCGGCGCCGTGGAATACGACGGCCTGATCGTCAACAACGTGCCCGTCGCTGACGTCGTGACCGTGAAGCTGAAGGCCAGCACCGGCATCCTGAAGCGCGGCACCGTAGTCACCGGCGCTGCTGGCGCTGAGCTGGCCCCTGCGGCCGCTGCCCTGAGCGCTACCAACGGCACCTACATCCTGACCGACGACACCGACGTCACCGCCGGCGCCGTGGCCACCGCCTATCGTACCGGGCATTTTGCCCGCAACAAGCTGCACACCGATGGCAGCTACACCCTGACCGCAGCGGACGAGGAGATCCTGCGCAACGCCGGCATCCTGCTCTCCGACGCGATCGAATACTAAGAGAAGGAGGACAACAAAATGCCTTTTAACTTCTATGAGACCCACACGCTGCTCATGGCCGTGCAGCAGCTCACCCCTGCCACGACCTTCCTGCGTGACCGCTATTTCCCGACCAACGACGCGAGCGACGTTTTCGCCACTGACGACGTGCTGGTCGAGTACAGAGACGGCAGCAAAAAGCTGGCGCCCTTCGTCGCTCCCCGCAAGGGCGGCGTGACCATCCTGCGCAACGGCTACCACATGGAGAGATACACTCCTCCTTTTGTGGCTCCCAAGCGCTCCCTCTCCGCTGACGACCTGAAGAAGCGCGGCTTCGGCGAGGCCCTCTACACGCAGCTCACTCCTGAGCAGCGCCAGCAGACCCTCATCCTGAAGGACGCCGACGAGCTGGGCGAGTTTATCACCCGCCGCGAGGAGGCTATGGCCGCTGAGACCATGCTGACCAACGGCTGCATCATGAAGCACATCGCCGACGACGCTGACGAGAGCGACGAGATGGAGATCCGCTTCTACTCCGAAGGCAGCAACCCCGCAACCTACACACCTACGACCAAGTGGGACGCCGCCGGCGCGAAGATCCTCGCCGACCTCGGCGTGATGGCTCGTATGCTGACCAGCAAGGGCCTCCGCGCGACCGACCTGATCTGCTCCCCTGACGTGGCCGACACCATCGTCAACAACGAGGTCATCCAGAAGCTGCTCGACAACAAGCGCTACGAGCTCGGCATGGTCGAGCCCGAGGTGCTGCCTGCCGGCGCTGCTGTCATGGCCCGTCTGAACGTCAACGGCCGCATCATCAGCGTGATCTCCTACGACGAGACCTACACCGACGACGCCGGCAAGGATCAGCTCTACATCCCTTCCGGCAAGTGCATCCTGACCGCGCCTGCCTGCGGCCGCACTCTGTACGGCGCCGTCACTCAGGTGGAGCAGGCCGATGGCGAGTTCCACACCTATGCCGGCCGCCGCGTGCCGAAGTATCTGTCCAACGCTGAGGGCAACACCCGCAGCCTGACGATCTCCAGCCGCCCGCTGCTGATCCCTAACAACAAGAACCCGTTCATCGTTGCGGACGTCCTGACTCAGGGCTAAGCGCAGCAGAAAGGAGCAGACCATGATCCAGATCATCGCGGGCACCTTCGGCTACTATAACGGCCGCAAGGTGATCCCCATCACCAATCAGGACGGCCCCAAGCAGTTCGACCCCGAGCTGGAGGCCCGTCTGGTCAAGGAAGGCGTCGCCAAGTACGTCGACGCAGCACCCGCTCAGGCCGAGGATCCCAACACGCCCGACCCGGCCGGCGCCAATGCGCCGCAGGATCCCGGCCAGCCCGAGGGAGGCGCTGAGCCCCCTGCGGACGGCCTGCCTGAGTACAACGAGGACATGAAGCTCGACGAGCTGAAGGACATCGCCGCAGCCTACGGCGTCGACGCCTCTGCCATGCGCAAGAAGGCCGACGTCATCGCTGCCATCGAGGCGGCCAAGGCCGGCCAGACTGACGACGACGGCACCGACGACGAGGAGCCCCCTCAGTTCGGCGCTGCTGATCCCGTCTGATGGCCTTCAGCTTCAAGGAGGTGGTCGCCAACGACCGGCGCCGCGTTTTCCTCGATCTCTCTGAGTTCGGGGAGGAGCACAGAGTCGAAGGCAAGACCATCGCGGCTGTACTCGACGACAACGCCCTGCGAGAACGCCAAGGGGGGCAAGAGCTGAGCGTGGCAGAGTCCTCTCTGCTGCTTTATGCAGCGGTCGAGGATCTGCCCGCCCGGCGCCCGGCGGGCGAGGGCCTAAACGTCGACGGCCGCGAGTACATCGTCAACGACTGGAGCGAGGACATGGGGATCGCCACCGTGGCCCTCGGCCAGACTGTCACCATGTAGGAGGTGCCCCATGTCCATCGTCAACAGCATCGAAACCGTCCGGGACTGGCTGACCGCCGAGGTCTGCCCTCTGGTCAAGCTGAAGCTCCCCGACGACAACGCAACGGACGCCTCCTACCCATACAAGCTGGTAAACCCGGCCGCGTTCTCGCTTTTCGTACCATCGAAGGACAGGACGCCCCCGAACATCGCCGCGCCGATCCCGTCGGTCTGCGTGCAGATCGTTCAGGGCGACGACGACCTGCTCCAGAGTGCCCGAGACATCAAGATCCGGCTCTGCTTCTCAGCGTGGGATCCCGGCTACCACGGGCCCGACATCTTCAAGCCGAAGGGCGACGGCAGCGGCACCTACATCCAGCAATACAACGAGGCGGCGGCCTCCTACTTCGTGAAGAACGGAGAGGGCTGGCGTGACGCATGGAATTTTGTGGACACAGCTCTCCGGCTGATTGAAAACGCCGAGTACCTCGGCGACCTCCGCGTCATCAAGGAGAAGGGCATCACCTTCGGCCCCGTCACGGAGCAAGACGCCGTCCCCGACTTCTACCCGTACTGGTTTGCATGGGCTGAGTTCTCCGTCGAGGAGACACTGACCCGCAACCCGAAAAGCTACCAACACCTGCTTTAAGGGCAGCCGCTCGGCTGCCCTAATTTCATGCAAAGGAGGATAAGCAGATGGCAAACGAATACCTCTACGGCGCCTACGGCCACATCGGCGAGACCGTGGCACAGAGCGCCGTGCAGGCGGGCACCACGCCGATCTATATCGGCACCGCGCCCGTCAACCTCGTGCGCGGCTTCGACAAGGCCGGCGTCATCAACGAGCCCGTGAAGATCAGCAACCTGATCGACGCGCAGAAAAAGCTCGGGTATGCAGCCGACTGGGGCACCTTCACCCTCTGTGAAGTCATGAACGCGCACTTCAACAACACCATCGGCAACATCGGCCCCATCTACGTCATCAACGTGCTGGATCCCGCTGCCGGCAAGCACAGAAAGGAGGCGCAGACGACCGCGCCCCTGAGCTTCGCAGGCGGCCGCGCCGAGTTCACCAGCTCCACCATCATCCTCGACACCCTGACCATCGCCAAGGCCGGCGACAGCGCCGGCAACTACGTCGAGGGCGAGGACTACGCCGTGGACTACAACTTCACCAAGGGCACGGTCATCATCACCAGCCTGAAGCAGGACGCGCAGCTCACCGGCAACCTGACGGCCAGCTTCTACGAGATCGACGACTCTCTGGTAGAGGACGCCGACATCATCGGCGGCGTCACCGCCTCCGGCGAGTATAGCGGCCTCAGCTCCATCGCCCTGCTCTATCCTGAGCAGTACGCGGTCGTCAACCTGATCGTCGCGCCCGGCTGGAGTCACAGCCCTGCGGTCTACAACGCTATGATCGCGGCCAGCCAGAAGATCAACGGCCACTGGGACGCCTTCGTCCTCGCCGACCTGCCTCTGGTAGACGGCGACGCGCAGGCCGTCGACACCATCGAGAAGGCGATCGCATGGAAGAAGAACAACGCCTTCACCAGCGAGCGCTCGAAGGTATTCTGGCCGCAGGCCACCGACAACCTCGGCAACAACTACCACCTCAGCACGCTGGCAGCAGTCGAGCTCATGCGTGCCGACTTCAGCCACAACAGCGTCCCGATGGAGACCTGCGGCAACAAGGCCGTGCCGGTCATCAAGCAGTATTTTGGAGCCAACGCCAAGAACCGCGGCTTCGACCAGCAGACCGGCAAAGAGCTCACGCAGAAGGGCATCAGCACCGTCGTGGCGTGGGCTGGTGAGTGGGTGCTGTGGGGCGACCACACCGCTGCATACACCTACGGCGCCGAAGTAGACCCCCGCGCCATCTTCGACGTCTCCATGCGTATGCTCATGCACATCACCAACAGTTTCCAGCGCGAATGGAGCCCGAAGATCGACGAGCCCATGACCAGAGCGCTGAAGGATCAGATCATCAACCGCGAGCAGGAGAAGCTCGACGGCTACGTCAGCATGGGCGCCCTGATCGGCGAGCCGAAGATCCTGTTCCTCGAGAGTGAGAACAGCACCACCGACATCATGAACGGCGACTTCAGGTGGGACATCAACGTCACCCCGACGCCTCCGCTCAAGAGCGCCAGCGTCTACGTCGCATACACCGACGCCGGCTTCTCCGTCTACTACGAAGGAGGTGAGGAGTAATGGCATGGATCGACCTCAACGGCCCCGTACTGGCTGACACCGTGTACGACGCCGGCAAACTGGTCGCCAAGGACGTGACCATCACGCTGCCGGCCATCAATCTCCTGACTGCTGACTTCAAGGCGATGGGCACCCTGACGCTGCCGATCATCGGCCAGATCGAGGCTATGGAGGCGACCGTCAACAAGGTCGGCACCGACATGGGCCTGCGCTCTATGGCCTCTCTCGACAGCAGAACGCTCGAGTTCCGCTGGGTGCAGGACGTCAAGAAGGCAGACGGATCCACCAAGACCGTCGGCTGCAAGGCGTTCCTCCGCGTCGTGACCAAGACGATCCCCGGCCTGTCCGTGGATCCCGGCAGCCAGAGCGAGAACGAGCTGGGCTACGCGGTCAGCCGCTACCAGCTTTTCGTCGACGGGACGGAATACTGGCTGATCGACCAGCTCAACCAGATCCTCCGCGTAGGCGGCAAGGACTACTACAAGCAGATCCGCAGCCTGCTGTAACAGACAGGGCCGCCCCTTCCCGGGGCGGCTCTTATTTTCGGAAAGGAGTACCCCATGAAGAACAAGATCACACTCAGCAACCCGCTGACCATCAACAACAAGAAGCGCACGGAGCTGACCTATGACGCGAATGAAATCACCGCGCAAATGTTCGCGGAGGCCGACGCCCGCAAGCTGACCGCCAGCGGATCCAAGAACGGCAACGCGGCCGGCGCGGCCGAGCTGGACTATGGTCTGCACCTCTACCTCGGCTTCGAGGCCATCATCGCCGTCAACCCCGAGATCGACATGAGCGACCTCGAGCGCGTCCACGGCTATGACGTCATGCAGATCATGAGGATCGGCCGGGATTTTATTTCCGGGAGGTCGGAGGAACCCTCCAGCCAAAACAGCTCCGGCGAGCAATCCGAGACTACGCCCGAGCCTTCCACACCTCAGTCCGAGACATCGGAGAGCGAAGGCTGACCGACTTCCTGACGGAATACGGCGAGGCCGTGGAAGAAGCCAAACAACAGGCGAAGCGCCACCCGGCGCCGACCATTAAAAAGCCGCACATCAGGAGGAGGTGACACACATGGCAGGAAAAGGGAAAGAGCTTCAGGCGGTCGTCAATCTGGCCGGCAGCATCGACCCCTCACTCGGGAAGGCGATCGAGTCCGCGCAGAAAAAGATCAGCGGCCTGAACGTGAAAGCTCTCGCCGTGGGTGCCGCCGTCGGCGGCATCGCGGTCGCCACTGGCAAGGCCGTGGTAGAGGCCGGCAAGTACCTGAAGGATCTCGGCAGCCAGTTCGATGAAGCAGCCGACGCCATCCGCATCGGCACCGGCGCGACCGGCGACGCTCTGGATGGGCTGCTCGATGACTTCGACGAGGTCTACAAGAGCGTGCCGACCACTATGGAGGACGCCAGCAAAGCCATCGCGGACTACAACACCCGGCTCGGCCTGACCGGCCCGCAGCTTCAGGAGATCTCCAAGCAGGCGCTCCAAGTGAGCGATATGCTGGGGGACGACCTCGGCGGCGTGATCGAGGAGTCGAGCCAAGCCTTCCAACAGTGGAACATCGACGCCGACAACATGGGCGGCGCGATGGACTACATCTTCAAGGTCAGCCAGAGCACCGGCATGGGCTTCACTGACCTTATGAGCAATATGCAGAAGTTCGGCCCGCAGCTTCAGGAGATGGGCTATTCCTTCGAGACGGCGAGCGCCCTCATGGGTCAGCTTGACAAGGCCGGCGTCAACACTGAGGAAGTCCTCGGCGCCATGAAAAAGAGCGTCGGCGCACTGGCGAAGGAAGGCATCAGCGCGAGCGATGGGCTGGCTATGTACTACGAGCAGATCAAGAACGCAGGCACGGCCGCAGAGGCCGCAAGCATCGCGTCGGAGATCTTCGGCACCAAGGCCGGATCCACAATGGCCGCAGCGATCAGAGACGGCACTCTCGCCGTCGGAGACCTGACGGAAAGCCTGCTGGAGAACGGCGAAACCATCGCCGGAGCGGCTGAGGACACCTACGACTTCGCCGAGCGGCTCCAGATCATGAAGCAGGGCCTCGAGGTCGCCCTGAAGCCGATGGCAAACACCGTGTTCGACGGCCTCAACAAGTTCATGCCCGTGCTGCAAAAGCTCATGGAGCAGATCGTCCCGGTCATCAGCGACGCGGTCGAGGCTGCGGCGCCTTTTGTCGAGGAGTTCCTCATGGGAGCGGCTGACGCTCTCGAGGACGTGCTGCCGCTGATCTCTCAGCTCGCGGCCGATCTGCTGCCGATCCTGACGCAGCTCATGAGCACCCTGCTCCCGCCGCTGCTCAGTCTGGTGCAGACTCTACTCCCGCCGCTGATGCAGATCGTCGGGGCAATTTTGCCGCCGATCGCCAGCCTTCTGAGCACGATCCTCCCCATGATAACGCAGATCGTGAGCGCTGTGCTGCCGGTACTGGTGCAGATCATTTCCACGCTGCTGCCGGTCATCACCCCGCTGCTGGAGGTCGCACTTCAGATCGTCAACGACGTCATCATGCCGCTGCTGCCGCCTCTGATGCAGATCGTCCAAGCGCTGCTGCCGCCTCTCGTGTCCCTGCTCAACCTCGTCATGCCGATCCTGAGCCCCCTGCTGGCCCTGCTTCAGCCGATCGCCTCCGTACTGGGGACGATCGCCGACGTCATCGCCAAGATCGTGAGCTTCGGCTCCGGCGTCATCAGTAAGATCGCCGGCCTGTTCGGCGGCGGGGGTGGCGGCGGGGGCGTCTCCGGCTACGCGACCGGCGGCTTCACGAGCGGCCCGTCCATCGCGGGCGAGGATCCGCGATACCCTACCGAGGCTGTCATCAGCTTCAACCCTGCATACCGCAACGAAAACCTGGAATACTGGGCCAAGGCCGGGCAAATGCTCGGCGCGTCCAACGAAAGCGACTACGAGCTGCTGAGCGGAGGCTCGAGCACGTCCGTGGTCTACGACCTGAGCGGGCTCTCCTTCTCCCCGCAGATCAAGATCGAAGGCGACACCGACGAGGACGCCCTGATCCGCAAGCTGCGCGAGCTGGAGCCCGAGTTCATTGACTTCGTTCTCGAAGCACTAAGCAGAAGGGAGGGCGGCGCCTATGTCACAGCAGACAGTCGGCTTTATTGAGTACACCGCACAAGGCGGCGACACTTTTGACAGCATCGCGCTGGCTGCCTATAACGAGGAGCGCATGGCGAGCGCCATCATCACCGCCAACCCCGACCTCTGCGACGTCCTGATCTTCGAGGGCGGCGAGCTGGTACGGATCCCGATCGTCGAGACCGTAACCACACCCGACACGCTGCCCCCGTGGAGGAGGTGATCCATGTGAAAATCTTATACCAAGGCGTCGACATCTACCCAGACATCAGCGTCCACCGCTGCTATCACGATATGTACGCCGAGAAGCAGAGCGACGAGCTGCTGCTGAAGCTGAACGACACCCGCCAACTGTGGGACACATGGAACCCCAAGAAGGGCGACACCATCGCCATCGAGGACGGAGCAGCCAAAACCGGCAAAATGTTCGTCGAGAGCGTCGTGCCCGAGTCCGGCATCGTGACCCTGCGGGCCTACTCCATGCCGCAATCCGTGAAAGACAAGCGGAGCAAGGCGTGGGAGAAGGTCAAGTTCCTGCAACTGGCGCAGGAGATCGCCGGCCGGCACGGCCTGACGCTCCAGACCTTCGGCATCACTGACCAGACCTATGACTACGTCGAGCAGAACAACCTCCCCGACTTCGCCTTCTTCCAGCAGCGCTGCACCCTCGAGGGTGCAGCGTTTCTGGTCTATGACGGCAAGCTGGTGGTCTACGACGAGGCATACATGGAAAGCCAGACGCCGAGCGACACCATCACCATCACACCCGCCAGCGACTTCCAGTACCGGGACGAAGGCGCCAACGCCTACGGCTCGGCCGAAGTAGTCAACGGAGGACTGACCGGCACCTTCTCGGCGCCGGCTGGCGGCGACAAAGTGCTCCACAAGGTCATCCCGATCCGAATGAGCGACCAGTCAGAGGCCGACCGCTTCGCCCGCGGGCTCCTGCGGGACGCCAACAAAGCGGCGACGGTCGGCACCCTCTGGACGGGCTCGCTGCTGCGCAACTACGCAGCGGGCTCCGTGGTCACTCTGGCGACCGAGGGCGTGAAGTCGTGGGACGGCGCGGCCTTCATCAGCCGGATCCGTCACGACTACGTCAAGACCCGGAGCAAGCTGTACCTCCGCAGACCACTGGAGGGTTACTAATGAACAGCAACAACCAAATGATCCAAAAGGGCAAGATCTCCACAGTGGAGGGAGCTGCTGACCGCAACGGCGACAAGACCACGGCCAGAGTGCTCCCCTGCACCGCTGACGGCATGGTCACGCGGCCGCTCACGATCCCGTGGTGGCTGCGGGGTAAGATGGGAAACCTGAAGCCCGGCGACGAGGTCGCCTATGCCATGTTCGAGGACGGCACCGGCATCATCCTCTCCCGCATGGACGGGGAATGGGACGGCACTGTGCCCGGCAGCGTAAAGGTCGAAAAGGGCGACGTGACCGTGCCTGACGGCGACGTCACCGCCTCCGGCATCAGCCTCAAGACCCACACGCACGCCGGCGTCCACGGAGAGACCAGCGGCCCGCATTAAGGAGGCGAGACGCACATGGCCATCATGGCGAAATGGGGCGGCAAGACGTGGGAAGTCTCCAGCCGAAAGATCGCAGCCCTGAACGGCATCTCGGCCGGCGTCGAGCTGGACACCGAGAACAGCGACGACAAGGCTGGATCCCCGGCTACCAAGACCAAGGCCCTGAAACTTCAGAGCCTCTCCTTCGACTTCGACGTCGCTATGGTAGCCGGCACCGACGTCCGCGGCGAGTATGAGTCATGGACTGAGCTCGTCGGCAACTACGCCCCGTTCTATCTGGCGGGCCGACGCTTCGGCCCTCCCAAGCTCCAGCTCACGGCCGTGAAGCTGAGCGACACCACGATCGACGACTTCGGCAGGATCCTGAAGGGCAAGATCTCCATCACCCTGACGGAATACGCCGAGGAGGCAAGCAGCAAGAAGGCGACCAGCTCCTCGAGCAGCTCGTCCGGCAGCAGCCCCTCCGGCACCAAAAAGGCCGCGGGGGTGGCAACCTACAAGGAGCTCGGCATCAGCTCCTCCGCTGCCTCGATCGGGGCGTCCAGCAGCGACAAGGCTGCGAGAAAACCCAACAACACACAACTGACCAAGTAAAGCGAGGTGATCCCATGAAAGCAAGCGGCAACGGCACGCCACAGACGTGCGTGCAGAACCTTCTCAAGACGACCCGCGGCGAGGTGCCCTATGAGCGCATCAAAGGGATCGACCGCTCGCTGATCGACCAACCGAGCGAAACGGCGGCCCCTGAGCTGGCTGCCGAGGTGGAGTTCGTAGTGGAAACCTACGAGCCCCGCGTGAAGCTCACTGACGTTGAGCTGGTAGCTCTGGCCGCTGAGGTGGGCGGCTTCGAGATCAACGCCAGCATCGACAACACCAACACATGAAGGAGGTGGACACCATGAGCGACGAGACCAACACCTACGGCGAGGACATCCACCTCACCACCATCGACTCAAGCACCATCTACACCGAGCTCATCACCGCTCTGGAAAAGGGCGCAGGTGAGCCACTCTACCCCGGCGACGAGCGCAGGATCTACGGGGAGGCCCTCGTGGCCGTGTTCGTCGCACTCTACAACAAACTCGACGACGTCGGCCGGCAGACCCTTCTCCGCTATGCACGCGGCGAAGTGCTGGACGCCATCGGCGAGCGGCTCGGCGTCAAGCGACTCGAGGGCGACACGGCCAAGACCGTCATGCGCTTCTCACTGAGCACGCCGAGAGAGACCAATATCATCATCCCGAAGTGGACGAAGGTCACGCCCGACGGCGAAAACTACTTCGCCACCGACGAGATCGCAGTCCTTCAGGCCGGCACCTACTCCGTGGAGATCCCCACGTCGGCGGTCGGCAACGGCGTCAAGTTCAACGGCTACGCAGCCGGCACGATCACGACGCTGGTCGACCTGATCCCGTACATCGAGAGCGTGACCAACCTGACCGAGACCGCAGGAGGTGACGACGGCGAGCCCTACACCGAGGCCGGCGACAACCGGCTGCGCGAGCGGATCAGGCTGGCCCCGGCCAAGAGATCCACGGCCGGCCCTGAGCTGGCCTACATCTACTGGGCCATGACAGCCGACAGCTCCATCATCGACGTCAAAGCGGTCAGCGAGACCGAGACCATCAGCAGGACGCTGACGGTCTACAACGGCCACGCCTTCAAAGGCGGCGCCACGCTGCTGATCGACACCCTGATCGTCAGGGCCCACGGCGAAAGCGCCGCGGCCGTGAAGGACGTCGACTACGCGATCGACTACACGGACGACCTACTCACCATCGAAGTCAAGGGCAGCCTCGCCGCTGCCGAGAGCATCGACATCGAGATCACACAAACCCTCGAGGGCTGCGTGAAGATCGTGCCGCTGCTGAAGGGCGGCAAGACGCCGGACAGCGCCATGCTGAGCAAGGTGCTGGAGGCGGTCAACGCAAAGGACACGCGCCCCATGACCGACAAGGTGCGGGCTGTGGCTCCGACTACCGTGCCCTATGACATCGAGATCACCTACTACACCACGCCGGACACCGAGGCCGAGGTCGTGGCAAATGTGGAGGGATCTGACGGCGCGATCGTCCGCTTCAACGAGTGGCAGACCACAGCGCTCGGCCGCGACATCAACCCCGACAAGCTCAGGAGCCTGATCCTCTCCCCGAGGTGGGCCGAAGGACTCGAGGGCGCGATCCGCGTCGACGTGGTCAAGCCTGAGCACACCGCAGTCGCCGACACTGAGGTCGCAGCCTTCAGCGGCAGGCTGACGGTCAGCCACAAGAGCGTCACGGGGGTGGTCTGATGAAGCTGCAAGAAGCCGAGATCCTGAAACTGCTGCCAGCATGGATGAGAGACGACGGCAGCGTCAAAGGGCTCGCTGAAGGCACCGACGAAGTCACCCGGGCTATGGCTGCGAGGATCAAGCTCATGAGCAGGTGGAACCAGATCGACCAGCTCGACGAGCAGACCCTCGACGAGATGGCGTGGGAGCTGAACATCCAGTGGTATGACAGCACGGCCCCGATCGAGGCCAAGCGGGCCGTCATCCGCAACAGCGACCTCGTCTACTCCAAGCTCGGCACCCGCTACGCTGTGGAGCAGATCGTCCGGGACTATTTTCGCACCGGCGAGGTGCGCGAGTGGTATGAGTACGGCGGCGAGCCCCACCATTTCAAAGTCCTGAGCGACAACCCCGAGCTCGTCAACAATAACCTCGAGCTTTTCCTGAAGCTGCTCGGCGTCGTGAAGCGCCGCAGCTCGTGGCTCGACGCGATCCTGATCTGCCTCACCGGCGAAATGTTTCTTTCCTCCGGCATGGCTGTCCGGGAGCACTCCCATGAGGAGCACGTCATGGGCTGCGACGAGATCTACCTCTACACCGGGGCAGTCGTCCACGACAACAACCGGGAGACCGTGACCATCGGCACCGGCGAGCTCATCGCAGAATAACGCAGAAAGGAGAAGCGCATGGCTGCATTTATCAACAACGACATCACGGCTGCTGGTCTGATCGTCCTCGCAAAGGGCGCAGCCGGCCAGAAAATCACCTACACCAAGATCGTCCTCGGCGATGGCTACCTCGAGGAGGGCCAGACGCCCCGCACCCTCACCGGCGTGGTCAGCCCGAAGGCGACCGTCGACATCACGAAGCTGAAGATCAACGGCGACGGCACCGTGGCCGTCGGCGGCATCTTCACCAACGGCGACGAGACCGAGGGCTTCTACTACCGCGAGCTCGGCCTTTATGCCGAAGATCCCGATCCCGAGGTCGGCGAGGTGCTGTACTGCTACGGCAACTGCGGCGATCTGGCCGAGTGGATCCCGCCCTCCGGCGGCGCCACCATCGTCGAGAAAACCATCGACATCGTCACCGCGATCGGCACAGCCACCAACGTCACCGCCTACATCCCGGCCGACGCCTACGCAACCAAGGAGGACTACGAGACCTACAAGGCCATCGCCCTCGCAGCGCAGGCCATCGCCAACGAGGCCATCGAGATCGCCCGGCAGGCCGTCCAGACGGCCAACGAAGCCAAGCAGGCCACGATCGACCTCAACAAGGCCGTGACGCAGAACACCAGCAAGATCCAAACCCTGTGGGACGCCGTTTTCAGCGAAATCACGAGCAACCCCTTCCAGATCACATTTGTGGATCTGTCTGGCATCACCCTGAGCTCCGGCATCTGGAACGCTACACTCCAGCGGCTCGAGTGCTAAGGCTGCCGGCAGAAATCACACGAAAGGAGGCTGCGAATGTATAGAGGCACCACACCGACCATCACCATCAACTGTGACATCGACGCCAGCGAGTTCGTGACCATGTGGGTGACTTTCCGCGTCCAGAAGCGGAGCACCTACGGCCAGCCGCAGGAAGTCGAGATCACCAAGCGCCTCGAGGACGAAGGCGTGGACGTCGACGGTCAGGTCATCAGCATCACCCTCACGCAGGCCGACACGCTGCTGCTCGGCTCGCTGGATCCCGAAACGGATCAGACCGTGGAGGTGCAGATCCGCGGCAAGACGGCAGACGGGAGGGCCTTCGCCAGCAACATTATGACGGCGCCGGTCAGCCGGATCCTGAAGGACGGGCAGATCTGACCGTGAGCGTCGACTTTAAGGCCAAATTCTCCGGCAGCGCGGAGACATTCTCGGCCACCATGAGCGAGGCACCTGCCGGCATGACGGCCTCCATGAAGGAGACCGGCGGCGGCACCGCCTCCAACTACCAAACCCTGCGCAACAAGCCGAGGATCAACGGCGTCGAGCTCTCTGGAGACCTGACAGCCGAGGAGCTCGGCATCACTTCAGACCAGCACTACACGCACAAGCAGGCGCAGGCTGCGAAGGTCTGGACAATCACCCACGGGCTCGGAAAGCGGCCGTCTGTGACGGTCGTGGACAGCGCCGGCACGGCTGTCATCGGGGAGATCGAATACCTCGACGACAACACCGTGCGCCTGACGTTCTGCGCTGCCTTTTCCGGGACTGCATACTGCAACTAAGGAGGTAAAGCATGAAGTTTTTGACCAACCTCGACCTCAGCCAGAACGAGATCCAGAACGCGGTCATCCAGCCTCTCGCGGCGGCTCCGGCCAACCCCAAGCTCGGCCAGATCTACTACAACAGCTCCGACTCGCTGCTCTATCAGTACGACGGAGCACAGTGGAAACCCGTCGGCAAAGGCTACGAGCTGCCCGCTGCTACCAAGACCGCCCTCGGCGGCATCAAGGTGGGCGGCCGCCTCAGCGTGGCTGCGGACGGCACACTCTCGGCCGACAAGCAGACCGACAACAACCTGACCGCCGCCCTGAAGGCCAACTACGACGCCGCATACCAGCACAGTCAGGCGCAGCACGCGCCGGCCGACGCTGAGAAGAACGTCCAGAGCGACTGGAACGTGACCGACTCGACGAGCGACGCCTTCATCAAGAACAGGCCCGCGATCCCTTCGCAGGCGTCTGACGTGGGTGCAATTCCCACCAGCCAGAAGGGCGCAGCCGGCGGCGTGGCAGAGCTGGACAGCTCCGGCCATGTTCCTGCCGATCAGCTCCCGAGCTATGTGGACGACGTCATCGACGCCTACATCGTGAGCGGGGCCACGGCCTTCTCGTCCGGCTGGCTGTCTGCGAGCGACGGCGGCGCAGCTCTGACGCCCGAGTCTGGCAAGGTCTACATCATCCTGACGGCCGGCCAGTACGAGGCGCAGACCTACCGCTGGAGCGGCACCGTCTACGCGCCGATCGGCAACGATCTGGCCCTCGGTGAGACAGAGAACACCGCATACCGCGGCGACCGCGGCAAGGTGGCATACGAGCACAGTCAGGCGCAGCACGCGCCGGCCGACGCCGAGAAGAACGTGCAGGCCGACTGGAATGTGGAGGACACCAACAGCGACGCCTACATCCGGAACAAGCCGACCATCCCGAAGGCCGTCACCAAGACCGTGCAAACCATGACCGCCGCAACGACCGCGACCTACACAGTCAGCGGCTACATTGTCAGCGTCGTGCTGATCGACAGCGTCACCAAGGAGCAGATCATGGGCGACCTGAGCTTCGACAACGCCACGGCCTCAGCCAACAGCAAAGTGACCGTGACCTTCTCGGCAGCTCCTACCAACCCTGTCCTCGTAATCATCACCAGCGTCGCGCTGTAAGGAGGGCCGGGCCATGAAACACTACGGAGCCGTCGAGGATCCCAAGGATCTCACGACGAAGGAATACGTCGACACGGCTGACGCAGTTCTCAAGGTCAAGGTCGACGCCCTATGGGACGCGATTTTTGTAGACATCACCGCCAACCCCTTCCAGATCACCTTCGAGACCCTCGAGGGCGTCACAGTGACGACCGGCGTCTGGAACGAGAGCTACGCGAGGCTCGAGTGCTGATGCGCGGCGGCTATGACTACACCCCGATCCCGCTGAGCGAGGCGTCCTGCATCATCGCCCACCTGTTCGCCGAGCTGGCGCTGCCATGCTCCTGCTGCAACAGGGAGGACAACGACGAGATCGTCATACAGGGCACCGCCTACGACGGAACCGGGGCCAAGATCATCATCAAAGGCAAGGAGGTGAGGTACTACGGCAAGCAACGGACACTCGCGGCAATACGAGCGGGCCAATGTAGGCCGCCCGCCCTTCGGCCGTGAGAAACTGCCAGAGATGCAGGTCATCACCGACGCCAAGGAGCTGCGAAAGCACACATACAAGAAGGTCAGAAACACCAACATCTTCCCGAAAAAGGACAGGCTGCTCGCCGACAAAATGTTCGACGAGGCAGCCGATCTGGTGGCTGACCTGATGGAGGCCAACGACCACCTCCTGACCGACCCGGAGGAGCGGGAGCTGCGCTTCAGGGCGCAGCGGTCGGCTCTGCGTAACTGCCGCAAGCTGATCGACAACATCGAGTTCGCCCACGAGAACCTCCCGGGCGTGACCGATGACGCCTTCGCCTTCTGGTCAAGACTGGCGGCCGGGGTCAAGAACCAGACCGCCGCATGGTACAAAAAAGATAGAGAAAGGGCTGCCAAGCTGGTCACAAAGACCTAACAGCAGCCCCGTGGGGTATGCCTTGTTTTTTCGTGCCGGGTCGGCCAACAACGCCCGCAACGTCAACACCGATGGCACGCTGAACAGGAACAACGCCTACAACGGCAACAACGGCCTGCGCCCCGCTTCGATGGATCGCCCGACTTATTAACCGCCCGGAGACGGACGGCGAACACTGTGCCCCATCATCCAAGGAAGGCATATCCCTCCCGCAGCCGCGGCCGTCTGACCGGCCCGGTCATGGGTAAACACAAGACCGCCGATGCCCCCGGCGGCGCACGCAAAGCGTGGCCGGAGCTATACACGGCGGGGAGACTTTTCAATGGAGAATATCGTAAACAGCACCATCGCGCTCTACAAAGCATACCGCAAAACCCGCTGCGGAAAGCGCGACAACCCGACCGCCATGCGCTACCGCATGGAGGCCATCGAGCGCACCGTCGCCCTCTCTGAGAGGCTCCAGCGGCGCGACTATTCCTTCGGGCCCTACTACCCCTTCAAGGTGTACGAGCCCAAGGAGCGGCTCGTCCTCGCCATCGACTTCGAGGGCAAAGTCGTCCAGCACTCGCTCTGCGACAACGTCCTCGAGCCGGCGTTCTCCCGGCGTTTCATCCGGGACAACTACGCCGGCCAGATCGGCAAAGGCACCCACGACGGCCTCGACCGTCTGGCTGCGGCTATGCGCCACTATTTCTTCAGCCGAAAGGCAGCAGACGAAGCAGCCCGCAAGGCTGCCGGCCTGCCGCCCCGGCCGATGAACGAGTGGGACTACGCCGACGGCTGGGTACTGAAGGGCGATTTTTCAAAGTTCTTTTACACCCTGCTCCATTCCTACTGTTACGAAACGGCCCGCCGGGCCCTGAAGTGGCTGAAGGATCCCGAGCTGATCGACTTCGCTGAGTGGCTGCTGTGGCTCATAATCGACAGCACGCCAGACCCCGGCATCCCGATCGGCAACCAGTCGAGCCAACTGCTCGCGCTGCTCTATCTGGACGCCTTCGACCACTGGCTGAGGGATGACCGCGGCCTCGTATATGGCAGGTACATGGACGACTTCTACATCATCCACAGCGACAAGCTGCTGCTCCGGCAGATACTCAAGGAGATCGAGGCGTACATCAAGCCGCTCGGCCTTCGGCTGAACGGCAAGACGCAGATCCTCCCGCTGAAGAACGGCATCGACTTCCTCGGCTTCCACACATACCTCACGCAGACCGGCAAGGTCGTGAGGAAAGTGCGAGCCAAGAGCATCGACAACATGAAGCGCAAGATCCGCAAGTTCCGCGGGCTGGTGGACTCTGGCAAAATGACACTCGACAGCGTCGCGCAATCCTACGCGAGCTGGACGGGCCACATCTCACACGGCAACACCTACCACCTGCGGCAGAACATGGACGCCTATTTCTTCAGCTATTTCCCGGAGCTCAAACCATCACCGAAAGGAGACACAACTCATGGCCCAAAAACTGAGCAACCTCGCAAACAAGTCGAAGGTCAAGTTCGGCAGCCTGTACGGCAGCCCGATCGTCTGGATCGTGGCCGATAAGAACCACGCAGGCTACCCCTCCAACAGCGTCACGCTCGTGACCAACCAGATCATCAAGATGCTGTGCTTCGACGCAACAGAACCGAGTAACGGCAACAGCGACCGCCGCGGCTACGGCAACAACCGCTACATCTACTCGAACCTGCGCCAGTGGCTCAACAGCCCCGCGGCTGCCGGCCAGTGGTACACCGCACAGCACTCCGCAGACCAGACGCCGGACTCCTCCCACGTCTGGAACGGCGTCAACCCGTACAGTGGCCTCGCCGGTTTTCTGAACGCCTTCACCGCCAACGAGCGGGCGGCTCTGCTGAACACCACCATCACGGTCGGCAAGAGCTCCACAGACGGCGGCGGGACGGAGACCTGCACGGACAAGATCTTCCCCCTGTCCTGCACTGAGGTCGGCCTGAGCGGCGACCACGTCTGCGGCAGCAAGCTGGCGATCTTCAGCGACAACAACAGCCGCATCGCCACCGTGACGGCATCCTGCGTCGCCAATTCCAACTATTCCAGCAACCCGGGCTCTGGTGCCGCGTGGTACTACTGGCTGCGGGACGCCTATGCCGGCTCGGCCTACTACGCCCGCTTCGTCGACTCCGATGGCACTCTGAACTGGGACGGCGCCTGCGACGGCCGCAACGGCCTGCGCCCCGCTTGTAATCTGTCCTCTGATCTCCTGATCTCCGACTCCGTCGACTCGGATGGATGCTATACAGTGATCTACAATCAGGCGCCCACAGCGCCGTCGTCCATCACTGTCCCGAGCGAAGTGCTCGGCGGCGAGAACCTGAGCATCTCGTGGGCGGCCTCCACCGACCCCGACGGCAACCTCTCCGGCTACGTTCTGGAGCGCAAGGTCGGGAGCGGCACATGGGCGCAGATCTACAAGGGATCCTCGCGCAGCTACACCGACGCCATCACCTACGGATGGACGAGCGTGCAGTACCGCGTCAAGGCATACGACGCCGCCGGCGCGGAGAGTGCGTACACCACCAGCGCCACCCGCACCGTCACCAATAACCGACCGCCCGTCATCAGCGGCACGGACGGCGCCCTCGGCAGCTTCAGCACGGCGGCCCCGTCCTACGAGTACACCGTCACCGACGCCGACGGCCATCAGGTCGACGTCGTGGAGATGCTGGACGGCGTCACGCTGCGCAGCTACACCGTGACCCTCGGCCATACCAACACGCTGACGATCGGCTCCGAGGCGTGGCTGAAGGTCGTGAACGGCAGCCACACCCTGAAGATCGTGGCGACCGACGCCAAGGACGCCAGCGTCACCCGCACGCTGACCTTCACCAAGGCCGTCACGTCCGTCGAGTTCGAGCAGACCCTCGCTATGGAGGCCGACGCCATGCCGACCAAGGCCCTCGTCAACATTCAGGGCAATTTCCCGGCCGGCTGCACGCTTCAGGTTTGGATCTGCAACAACGGCAACGACGCGAGCCCGACATGGGAGGACATCACCACCAAGGCGCTGAACAGCCAGAAGCACTTCTTCACCAACACGACCAAGACCGCGAGCGACTGGGGCGTCAAGGTCAAGGTGAAGCTGCTCCGCGGCTCTGCAACCGAAACCTGCTACATCCAGTCGATCGGAGGTAACTTTGCATGATTAAGCACAAGAGCGACAGCATCAAAGAGCTGCACCAGAAGGAGGCCGAAGCGGCCGAGAAGGACAAGACCATCGCCGAGCAGGCTGACACCATTGAGCTGCTGAAAGGCTGCATCATGGAGCTGGCTGACGTGGTCTACGGAGAGGAGGCGACGGTATGAGCAAGATCGTCGAGCTGTACGTCAGAGAGCTGACCCGTGAGGGCTCCACCATGACCATCAACGACGTCCCGAAGAAACTGCGCCAGCAGGTCGAGGACGCCATCGCCGCACTCGAGGCGGCAGCAAACGCCGGCACCGCGGAGGAAGGGGCGACCAAATGATCGCCCGGGCCCTCGCGTGGCTGTTACTGACTTTTTCAGGAAAGGAGGAGCGCACAATGCTGGTACGTCTTTATGCAGGCGAGATCATCATGGGCAAGATCACCGAGGACAACGTCCCCGCGAAGCTGAAGGCCCGCGTCCATCAGTATCTCGTCGACATGGGCTACTTCGAGGAAGAAGCCTAAAAAATACGGAGGGCCGCAGCTCGCGGCCCTCCAATTTTGTGAGGTGAGTCTATGATTGAAATGAGCATCGGCAGCCTGATCGCCATGATGGGGATCCCGACTGCCGTGACCGGCTTTTTCTTCTGGCTGCTGGAGCACAGGATCCAAAAGCGCGAGAAAAAGCGAGAGCAACAGGAGGCGACGGCCCGCGCAAAGGCTGAGGAGCGCGAACACGCCCGGGAGGAGCTTCAGCTCCTTGCCATCCAGAGCACCAACGCGGCCATCGCCCTCGCTGAGGCCACAGCCAAGGCCGTGCAGCGCATCCCTGACGCCAAGTGCAACGGGGATATGCACGCGGCCCTCGACTACGCGGCCAAGGTAAAACACGAGCAAAAGGACTTTTTGACCAAGCAGGGGATCCAAGCGATCCTCGAGTAGGAAGGAGGCAGACATGGCAGCCAGACGCCGCCGGCGCCGGTCGAAAAAGAAGAAGATCGAGGCCAGCAAGAGGCTCGCCTACTGGGCGGCCATCGTGGCCTCTGTCTGCCCGATCGCGTCCTACACACTGGCAGCCCGTGGGCTGGATCCCGTCAGCGACCTGACGAGCACCATCTTCACGGCCTGCATCGGCTATTTAATCACATACGCCGCCAAGAGCCTCGGGGAAAAGGTCAGCAGAAACCGCCACGGGCTCGACGCCGACGGCAACCCGCTCCCGGATCAGACCGGGAGCTCTGAAGAAACGGAGGCAAAAGGATGAATACCATCGACATCACACCCGTCGTCAACGCAGTCATCGCTCTGGCCGCCACCGTGGTCAGTGTGTTCCTGATCCCGTGGATCAAGAGCAAGACCACCGCGCAGCAGCGCAGCGAGCTGGTGGCATGGGCCAAGATCGGCGTCGCTGCCGCTGAGCAGATCTACGTCGGACAGGGCCGCGGCGACGAGAAGAAGCAGTACGTCCTCGAGTTCCTGAAGTCCAAGGGCTTCGACCTGAACGAGGAAAGCGTCAACAATGCCATCGAGGCAGCGGTCAAGCAGCTCAACACCGAGGGCCTGCTGATCGACTAATAACACGGGCGGGCCCACGGGCTCGCCCTTTTTCCATAGGAGGGATCAATATGAAAACCAACCAGAACACCAACGACATCGAGCTGAAGCCCGGCGAGGCCGTCACCAGCGAGACCCTCGAGGAGCTCAGCAACGGGAAAGGAGACGACGACCATGAGTAACAGCCCTCTCGTCAGCTACACCAAGCTGAGCCCGAACCACTCGGGCAAGCGTACCCACGCGATCGACACCATCACGATCCACTGTATGGCGGGCAACTGCTCCGTCGAGACCTGCGGCCAGATCTTCGCCTCCTCGGCCCGGCAGGCGTCCAGCAACTACGGCGTCGGCACCGACGGCCGCGTGGCTCTCTACGTCGACGAGGCAAACCGCTCATGGTGCACCTCGTCCAATGCCAACGACCAGAGGGCCGTCACCATCGAGGTCGCCAACAACGGCGGGGCCCCTGACTGGCCCGTCTCTGATAAGGCATACGCGGCGCTGCTGGATCTCGTGACCGACATCTGCAAGCGCAACGGCATCAAGAAGCTCGTCTGGTCGACCAGCAAAAACGACCGCGTGAACCACCTGAACGGCTGCAACATGACCGTGCACAGGGACTACGCGAATAAGAGCTGCCCGGGCGACTACCTCTACAACCGCCACGGCCAGATCGCGGCCGAGGTCAACAGGCGCCTCGGGGCCACCGGCACCGGCAGCAGCTCCAGCAGCCAGACCTCCGGCAGCACTGACGACAGCCTGAAGGTCGGCGACGTCGTCACCTTCAGCGGCAGCAAGCACTACACCAGCGCGGCCGGCAGTACCGGCTCGACCTGCAAGCCCGGCAAGGCTAAGATCACGGCCATCGCCAAGGGCAAGGCCCATCCGTACCACCTGATCGCCGTCTCCGGCGGCGGCTCCACCGTCTACGGCTGGGTCGACACCAGCGCCGTCAGCGTCGGCAGCGAGGCCGCAGCAGCTACCTCCTACCGCGTGAAGATCACCGCCGACGTCCTGAACATCCGCAAGGGCCCGGGCACCAACTACGGCACCAACGGATCCATCAAAGGCGGGGGCATCTACACCATCGTCGCCGAGTCCGACGGCACCGGCGCGACCAAGTGGGGCAAGCTCAAGAGCGGCGCCGGCTGGATCTCGCTGGACTACGCGAGCAAGGTCTGATTGTGCAAAATGCCACCGGCGCGGCGCGGATCGCGCTCGGCCAGCGGCATCAATATCGACAAATTATACAAAAACCCGCTCGGGAGAGATCCCGGGCGGGCTTTTTCTGTTTTGTGGGCCTTTACTCCTCGCCGTCGTCAACGCCGAGCTCGTGGGCCAGCCAGTACATATGCTTGCAAGGCTTTTCCCGCTCTACGAAGTCGGGGCAGGTGCAGCCGATCAGCGTGGTGGCGTATTTGTCGCCGCCTCCACCGATGAACGTGGCGCACTTCTTCTCGAGGTCTACAACGTCGGGCATTAGGTCGCCGGAAAGCGCACGAGCGCGGCGATCCTTCTGCGGCTGATACTTCAGGTGGTCGCCCCAACGGCTCCACAGCTCGGCCGCGCTGGTGGCCTCATAGTCGGCCATGATCTGCGCCGTCTCCTGTTCCTCCTCGGTCGGGCTGAAGCGCAAGGCGCAGCCGTTTGAGTCATAGAACCCGCCGCACAGGATCGTCACAATATCGACGATCCAGCCGATACCGCAGACGCCGACCGTCAGCGTCCAGATCACGCCCGTGCCGATTTTACCGACATAATACCGATGGGCGCCGAGCCATCCGAGGAAAATGCAGAGGGCCAGCGCCACACCCTTGCTTTTGGGTGAGGTCGGGCGCTCTGAAGCTGGCACCGAGACGCCGGCGGCGCCGCCGGACTTCCTGCCGGAGCTGGTCGTGTAAGACAGGCCCGTGCCGGGCATACTGACAGTGGTGTGACTTTTCCCGGTCGTGCTGATCGTATGCTTCAGACCCTTCGGGCCGATGGACACGCTCGCACTCTTTTTGCCTACATTCAAGCGAACACCGGGGAGGATCTGCTTGCTTTTTCTAAACCGTGTTCCCATGAGTTACTCCTTCCTGATGACTTTTGTTTTTATTAGCGTTTAGTCATCTTTAGGATAATATTAGCACGGGAAAAATGGTAATGTCAACATGACGTGGTCATCTTTGGGATAAAAAGGAGGTGGGTGCTGCGAAGATTTACAAACCAGACGGAAAGTGCAACATTTCCGGCGCGAATGTGCGAGAGGCACGGCAGCGGGCTGGCCTATCTCAGGAGCAGCTCGCCTACAAGATCCAGATCGCGGGGCTCGACATCACGCAGAAGGCCATCAGCAGGATCGAAACCGGCGACCGCATCGTCGCGGACTACGAGCTGCAATATCTGGCCGACGCGCTGGAGACCTCGATCCTCAACCTGCTGGGTATAGAATGAGAGCGACGGGAAGGCCCGCCGCTCTTTTTTTACTTGACATTATAGAGCAAATGCTCTATAATTAAGGCATAGAAAAACAGGAGGAAATCAGCATGGAGAAGGTCGAAAACAACAGCAATTTGCAGAGGCTCCGCAAGGCCGCAGGCTTCTCGCAGTCGCAGCTCGCAAAGCTGGCCGGCGTCAACGTCCAAGTGCTTCAGCAGTACGAGCGCGGCGCCCGAGACCTGAACGGGGCCAAGCTCCTGACACTCCTCAAGCTATGCAACGCTCTGGAGTGCGGGCTGGCCGACATCATCACGGACAAGGAAACACGGGAGCAGCTCAGCGCATACGCAGCACACTGAAAGAAGGGACGGCCGGCGGCCGTCCCTTTTGCCATTTTCAAGGAGGTACATCATGGGAGAACATTTCAGCCACTTAACAATGACCAAGCGGATCCAGATCGACGCTTTTCTACGTGCCGGCATGAAGCCGACCGAGATCGCCAAGGAGATCGGCGTCCATTATACCACCGTCTACCGGGAAATGAAGCGAGCCACCTATGAGCACCTCAACAGCGACCTGACCACCGAGATCCGCTACAACCCGGACGAAGCCGACCGGCTCTACCGGGAGCACCTGAAGGCGAAGGGCCCGGATCTGAAGCTCGGCAACGACTACGAGCTGGCCGACTACCTCGTCGAGAAGATCCGCGACGAGAAGTACAGCCCCGAGGCTGCCGTCGGCGAGGCCGAGGTCAACGGCTGGCGCTTCAAGACGAAGGTCTGCGCGAGCACCGTCTACAATTACATCCGCGGCGAAGTGTTCGGCGACGAGCTCACGACCGAAATGCTGCCGCAGGGCGGCAAGCGCAAGCCGGCCAGAAAGGCACCAGAGGGCACCATCTCCCGGGCCCCGGCAGGCAAGAGCATCGAGCAGCGGCCGAAAGAAGTCGACACCCGCGAGACCTTCGGCCACTGGGAGATGGACAGCGTCGAAAGCTGCCAAGGCGTCAGCAACACCCTCCTCGTGCTGACTGAGCGCAAGACCCGGAAGGAGATCATCATCCCGCTGCGGGATAAGACGAGCGCCAGCGTCGTCCGGGCCCTGAACGGCATCGAGCGCAAAGTCGGCGCCCTGTTCCCGAAGATCTTCGCCAGCATCACGGTCGACAATGGCTGCGAGTTCGCCGACGCGGCCGGCATGGAAAAGAAACGCCGCGGCAAAGGCAAGCGCACCGAGATCTACTACTGCCACCCGTACACGCCAAGCGAACGAGGCAGCAACGAGAACCAGAACGGCCTCATCAGGAGGCACATCCCGAAGGGCACCGACCTGAGCCAAGTCTCGCCCTGGGAAGTCAAACAGGTCGAGGAGTGGCTGAACAATTACCCCCGGAAAATGTTCGGTTTTCTGTGCTCCGAGCAGCTTTTCCGGGCTGAAATCGCCGCTCTGCTGCCCTCGTGAAAAATTTTTTAGGCTTTTTTAGCATTTAATCTTGACAAAAGCGCCCGTGTCCGCTAATATTAAATGCACAGAGACTCCAACCA